CTCCAGGACACCGACCCGCATGCTGCTGGCGAGTGGCTGATCACCGACGAGGAGATCGCCTACGCCTACGACACCTGGTACCCGCTGTACGGGTCTCACGAGTACGTAGCGGCAGTTCTCGCTGATACGATCGCGGCGCGTTACGCACGCGAGGCGTCCTACTCGGCGGACGGCGTGAGCGTGTCGCTCGGTCAGGTCGGTGACCAGTACCGGGCACTCGCCTCCTCTCTGCGCGAGCAGGACAGGCAGCTCCACGTTGGGGGCTACCCGGACGTTGGTGGGATGACCCCCAACGAGGGGCTGCTGCCTGGCACCAAGCCGTTCTCGTTCGGCAAGGGCATGCACGACGACATCGAGGCGGGACCCCAGGAGTACGGCGGGGTCTACCCACCCGACCAGGAGGTCGGGGTCAACAACGTCCCCGAGTACGAGCGGATCGTGGAGCCATGATCAGCGCGTTCGGGATCACCCACATCCACAAGGCCGGGAACCTGGTCGAGCACCTGGCCACCTCCGCCAAGCTCGGGAAGGCCGGACGCCTGAAGAGGCTCCAGCAGGCTGGTGCGCTGCACCGAGCCGGTGGCGGGAAGCTGGAGGAGAGCATCACCCGTCCGGTGCTGCCGGGGAAGAAGCGCAAGGCCTACGACGCAGGCTTCCATGGCTAGCCCGATCACCGCGCAGTCGCGCGAGTACGTGCGCGCGCGAGCCACCGCGGTGATGGAGTACACCTGCCAGATCCACCGCAAGGAGATCCCCGAGGGCTACGACGAGGACACCCTGGTCTACACCCCGGAGGGACTGGCCACGCTCATCTACGAGGGGCCCTGCCGGATCTGGGAGGTGGCCAACTCCTCCTCGTTCATCGTGGCCGACGCCGACATCTACCAGATGTCCACGAACCTCTCGATCCCCTGGGACACCCCGGCGATCATCCTGTACCACGACGAGGTGACCATCCTGACCGCTCCCCAGGACTCCCAGATGGTGGGGAAGCGGTACGAGATCCAGACCATCGCCAAGGCCGGGGAGCTGCGCGCCACCCGCCGCTTCGAGGTCACCGGGATCATGTGATGGGCGCGGTAGGCCAGGCCGACATCAGCAAGCTGGCGAACGCCCTGAACCAGGCAGCCAAGCAGTCCGGTGTCACCACCCAGCAGGTGCTGATCTCCAGCTCCAACGAGCTGCTGGCCGACATGCAGTCCCGGGTACCGGTGAAGACCGGGAAGCTGCGGACCTCGCTCGGGATCCAGGTGGAGGGCGACAAGGTCACGATCGGCCCGAACCTGAACATCGCCCCGTACGCGAACTACGTGGAGTTCGGGACCAAGCCGCACGAGATCAGGCCGAAGCCGGGCAACAAGGTCCTGGTCTTCCAGGTGAACGGCAGACGGGTCTTCACCAGGCTGGTGCACCACCCGGGCACCAAGCCGCAGCCGTACGTACAGCCCGCCTTCGAGGAATGGGTGGACTCCCTTGGGACGATGGCAGCAGAAGCCAACGTGAAAGTGATCAAGGCCAATGCCCCCTAGCTCCATCTCCCGAGGACCGATCAGCAGCCGTCTCCTGGACGAGCTGACGGTCGAGGGCTTCCCGGTGGGGGACAACGCCGCTCCAGGGACTCCGTACGGGTGGCAGGGGGAGCCGAACGCCCCCGGCACCACGTTCACCCCGTGGATGTCCCTGTCGCCTGGTGCGGCCTCCCTGCAGGCTCCTGCGGGACCTCTGGGGAGCAGTCAGGAGGACTGGCGGCTGGCCTACGCGGTGTCCTACGCCGGGATCTCCCGGAAGCAGACCGAGGCGCTGGCGGACCGGATGCGGATGAACCTGACGAACATCGCCAGGGAGTCCATCGACACCCCGACCGGGAAGTGGCGGATCCAGAAGACCACCTGCGTCGCGATCGGGAACACGAACCGGATCGGCTCCGCCTATCCGGACTACTTCACACAGGCAGACTCGTTCGAGGTCTGGGTCACGAAGGGATAGCACATGTCACGACTCATCAGCATCACCAAGGATGGCGAAACCGGCCAGTGCATGCCGTCTGCTCTGCCCACCTGGGAGCGAAACGGCTGGACGCGCGCAGATGATGGAAGTAGCGAAGAGCCACAGGAGGAGACCGAGGCTCCCGCGAAGAAGACGACCACGAGGAAGGCTGACTGATGGCCCGGATCATCCCGAATGAAAACACCTGGATCGGGTTCATCCCCGGCGGCACCGTCACCGGCCAGAAGCCGACTGTCACGCAGATCGCTGGCGCTGTGGACCTGACTGGCTTCTGCATCAGCCTCAACGCATCCTCGCGAGGCAACACGGTGCCCACGCCCGCGTTCGACTCCCTGTTCGAGACCAGCACCCCTGGCACCTCGGCGGCGACCTTCGACGCGGACTTCTACCGAGACGACGAGGACGGCAACGACACCGCCTGGGACACCCTCCCGCGTGGTACCCCGGGCACCTTCGTGATCGCTCGGTTCGGTGGCACCGGTGCCGACAACCTGCCGATCGCTGGCGACATCGTGGAAGTCTGGACGGTCACGGTGACCTCGCGGACGATGGCGAACATGAGCTCCAACACGGTGCTCACGTTCACTGCGTCGTGCTCGGTCAACGTCGAGCCGGATGAGGACTACACCGTCGTGTAGTAGGGATAGCATCGGATCGACTACACCGTCGACCAGGAAGTCCCCGATGCCCACCTCTGCAGCAGCGAAGAATGCCGAAGCGCGCCAGAAGCAGTCCGAGTCGGACAAGCGCGCCACCCTGGACCAGCTGATCAACAAGCCTCGGTCCACGACCGAGTTCTCCCTCTTCCTCTCGGACGGCAACGGCGGCACCACCGAGGTGACGCTGAAGTACCAGGCGATCGGGATGCGCGCGTACGACCGGCTGGTGGCCAAACACCCACCGAAGTCCGACCAGCGAGCGGAGGGGTCATCGTTCGACATCGACACCTTCGCTCCGGCGCTGATCGCTGCCTGCTCGGTGGACCCCGAGATCAGCCCCACCGAGGCCAAGAAGATCTGGGACTCCGAGGAGTGGTCGCGCGGGGATGTGATGGTCCTCTTCCGGAACGCCGTCGAGCTGAACAACCGGGGCCTCGATGTCCCTTTCAGCGAGACCGACTGAGGAAGGATCGCAACTTCTACCTGGAGATGTCCTACTGCTTCGAGAAGGGCATCCCGCACTCGAAGTACCTGAAGTGGGACACCGAGGACCGGGCGAAGATGATCGCCTTCGCGATCGAGTCCGCGGAGCGGTGCACGATGTGCGGCACCGCTCCCTGGGAGTGGGAGGAGAACAAGTTCGCCTTCACTCCGGTCGATGAGTTCTGCCAGGGCTGCTACCAGAAGTCGGTGTACGGCGACACGCAGGGCTCGTCACTGCCTGGGACCAATGTCAAACTGATCCCGACCACGCCTCAGCTGACCGCTCAGATCGCGCAGAAGGCCATGAAGCGCCGGTCGCTGAGGACGGAGTAGGGATGTGAGCAGCCAGCCGGTCGAGGCCAATGTCGTACTGACATCCGACAACTCTCAGTACAACCAGTCGATGCAGCAGTCCGCCGGGGCCACCAACGCCCTGTCGGCCTCGATCGACTCGCTGAGCGCCAAGATCAGCAGCCTCACCAAGACCGCTGGCAAGAGCCTGATCGGGCTGGGCGCGGGCGATGTCGCGACCATCACCGCGACCACCGCTGCCTTCGCGTCGTACGAGAAGCAGATGGCTCAGCTGAACGCGCAGTCCGCGATCCTGACCAAGACCAACACCGCGCAGAAGCAGACCATGAAGGACTACACGCTGGCGGTCAAGGACCTGCGGCGTGAGTACGGGGTGACCACCACGGCTGCGGCCAGCCTGGTGCAGACGCTGAGCAAGATCACCAACGTCAAGCAGAGCCGGGACCTGAAGGACCTGTCCAAGGTCTTCGAGGACATGTCCAAGGCCACCGGGGAGAACGCGGACGGCCTGGCTCAGTCGCTGACCGGGCTGCAGAAGATGATGGGCACCCAGGTCAGCTCGACCTCCACCCGGAAGTACGCCGACCAGTTCACCTACCTGGCTGCGAAGACCAACACCTCGGCCCAGGGTCTGATCGACTTCACCGCCCAGCTGGCTCCGGCTGCGCGGGCGATGGGGATGACCAGCGACCAGGTGGCCGGGTTCGCCACCTCCTTCACCAAGGCCGGGCAGGACAGCGGCCCGGCGGCGATGGTCTTCACCAAGATCACCAACGACATCACCCACTCGCTGGCTACCGGCTCTCCGGAGATCGCCCACTACGCGAACCTGCTGGGGATCACCCAGAAGGCGTTCAAGAAGATGGACGCGGGCGAGCAGGTCATCTCGATCCTGGAGAAGCTGCAGTCCGAGGGCAAGGGCGCTGCCACCGAGCTGGCCCGGCTGGGGCTGGATGGCCCACGGTCGCTGAAGGCCCTGCAGTCGATCATCGCGCAGGGCGGACTGCGGCTGGATCAGCGCGAGGCCAAAACCGCGGGCGGTCCCTCGAAGGGAGCCACCAAGGAGGGGGCCGACAACGCCGCGACGCTGTCGGAGTCCTTCGACAAGCTGAGCGAGTCGGTCAAGCAGTTCGCGGAGACCTTCGGCAGCTACTTCGCGCCCACCATCAACTTCATGGTCAAGGGCCTCAACAAGCTGATGGACGTGGCCAACGCCGTGACCGATGGCCCGTTCGGCAAGATGGTCGCCCTGTTCATGGGCCTGGCCGCGCCGATCATGATCGGAGTCGGTGCGCTGCTGCTCTTCGCCGGAACCCTGACCAAGGTGGCGATGGCCTTCGCCGTGTTCCGGAGCAGCGGCGCGTACGGCATCAGGGAAGGCCTGAAGGGCGGGGCCGGGATGACCGCGGCCCCCGGCGGCGGCTACATGGCGCGAGGCGGCGAGGGGGCCTTCCTGGGCCAGCGCGGAGCCCAGATCGCCACCGACCCCCGGTCGTCGTGGGCGATGCGCAGCTCGTACAACGCCGGGCAGGGCATCGGCGGTCTCCTGCGTGGCTCGTTCACCGGCGGGGTCGGCGGCATCCGGAATCTGACCGCGAAGTTCACCGGCAGGGAGGTCGAGGCGGGTCCGGTGCGGAGCCCGCTGTCCTACGTGGCTGGCGGTGCCGGTCGGTTCATGCAGAACTTCGTCACCCCGCAGTTCGACCAGATGCGGTACGCGAACCCCGCCGACCGCAAGATCTGGATGAACAACCAGGCCCCCTGGGCGTCGATCGGTGACAAGACCCGTCTGCTCGGTCAGATGGGGAGGGTGTCCGGGGCCGAGTCGGACCTGGAGCGGATCCGGAAGTCCGAGCTGTCGATCCGCAAGGACACCGGCCTGGACCCGATGGAGAAGCAGGCCAAGCTCGACTCCATCAAGACCATGAAGGAGGAAGCCAAGACCAGGCTGAACACCTCTCAGTACGCCGAGCGCAGCACCCGGGAGACGATCGAGGCCCAGGGCAGGGCGAACGCAGCCACCAAGGACACCACGGTCGGCATGGAGCGACTGGGCGTCGCGACCAAGCAGCTCGGTGCCAACGTCGGTGGCGGGATGCTGGGCGGGATGAGGGCCGGAGCCGGACTGGCCTGGCGCTCTGGCGCGGTCGGTCAGATGGGCGGCATGGGAGCCATGATGGCGGGCAGCGCCCTCGGCTCCAGCACGCTGATGCTGGGCGGGATGGGCGCATCCATCGGCAGCCTGGCGATGGGCCCCGGACTGGGGACCGCGATCGGAGCCGGGATCGGCGGCACCGCTGGCGCGATCATGGACGTGGCGAAGTCGAACAAGGGCATGTTCGACATGATCCACCAGGTCAAGGACCTGGGTGATGAGACCCAGAAGTCCGGTGTCGGGCTCAGTGACTACACCGACCAGCTCGCCAAGTCCCAGCAGGGACTCGTAGACAAGTCCAAGGCGATCGGGGTAACCGGAGACCAGTCGGACTTCTGGTTCGGCGCACCCAGCATCAGCAAGGCCAAGGCTCTGCCTGGGATGACCAAGAACGCGATCGAAGGACTGTTCGGTCG